GGTCTGGTTGGTCTAGTTGAGCTCCACCCATTGCAGGGTGGGCCGTCTGACTCGTTCGGGCGAGACTCTATGTGAAGGCACCGTGTGCAGAACACGAGAGAGCACATGCTAGATATATCTGATATAACCAGTATGAAAACATGCAATAAATCTCCCATTACAGAGGGGTTAAACTCTGTACGGAAGAACCTCGTTTGTGCGATTAAGCTACAAACCAGGATTGACATGTCTTCCGATGCAACTAAGTATTTCGACTTAGTAGATCGCTTGATAAGAACTCGTGGACTTGAGGATTCAATCGTAAGATTGAAAAGACTCTACCATGTAGTCCTGAACAAAATACTAGATCAACCAGACCCTTGTTATAGTTATCTTGCTACAAGAGAGGGATTTCCAAAATGCCTTTCATTTCTGAGAGGTAAAATGAAAACACTTCCCGAGAAGCAGGCAGTCCTAGGACTGCTTAACTACTACAGGGTTCTCATCTCAAAGGGAAAACCTGACTTCTCATCTATCACGGATGAGGGAAAGGAGATCTCAGAGAGAGATCTAGATGCTATTCTCGAGTTTGAGATACCGAGAACTTGGTATTTCAAACCAGAGGGGTTACCCCCTCCTGTCCATCTATATCGAAGTAAGGTTGGGCCAAACGGGCATGCTACCCGTTTCTCCCTCCTAGATCTCGACGCAATTTTGAGAGACAGAAACATCTTTGATGATGTAATCTATTTCACAAAAGTTCAATTGAACAGCGAAGATACCTATTCAAGGGACGAATTTAATCGTACCTTGGAATCACTTCGACATGCATTACTGATTAAGCAACCGACCAAACACTCCAAACTCGGTATCAAACGAGAAGGGGGTGGGAAGACTCGCGTCTTCGCTATGGTCGATTACTGGACTCAGTGTGCACTAGAACCTCTACATCAGAAGATCGCCTCGATCCTAAGTAAAATCCCTCAGGATTGTACCTTTGATCAAGGACGAGGAGTCAATGAGATTAAACGGTGGACTACAGAGAAAGAAAATCTGTATTCCGTCGATTTAAGCTCAGCGACTGATCGTTTTCCCCGAGTGCTTCAAATGAAGCTCTTGGAGAAACTAACTTCTGATCATGAGTATTCCACTAGATGGTGTGATCTCATGGCCAACAGAGCATTCCACTATAAGGGTAAAACCTATAAGTGGGCTGTTGGACAACCTCTTGGAGCATTGTCTTCTTGGCCTGTGTTCGCTCTAACTCATCACTTAGTGGTGAGATATTGCGCTTACAGGACAAGAAGTCCCCTAAGTTATTACCTCTTAGGGGACGACATTGTTATCAAGGGAGACAACCTATATAAAGAATACATGAGAATCCTAAACCTTTTAGGGGTTAAGGTCTCATTAGCAAAGTCAGTGACTGGAAAGTCAGCTGAGTTTGCTAAGCGTATCTTTACACAGGGTGTCGAGATCAGCCCTGCACCGGTTAAGCTGGTGGACGCGTTTACACGCGATCCGGCTCTCGTGAGAGAGTTGGTTAGCCAGCTATCCACAAAGGGTTCCGACCGGGAGGATCAGACTATCCGGATAGTCAACTTCGTCAACGAATCCATTGGCCCTAACCGAGCCAATAGACTCAAAAGAGCGAAGGTTCTCGATTTGGCAATCGCTCCGGTACCCTCACGGGTAACAGAGTGGCCTATTGCGGCAGGCCTTGACTTAGTCAAGGGTGTGTCACTATGGGCGCAGATGCCGATTCCACTACAAGTAGTGGAGCTTGCATATGCGTGCGTGCTCCTTGCGGAGATGCGCAGCCAAACGAAATTCCTCAGAAAGAAGTCCAACCGTGAGGTTGAAATTCTTGAGAGAATGGAGTTCCCAGGACTACCACTGGGCGATTCTAGGATCTACGACCATCCAATGTACGCAGCGACTGAAATCAGAAGAGATCAGCTGCTGAAAGTACTTCAGAAGATCGTGGACGTCGAAAGGGAGGTGATAAATCTCCCCTACGCCCTAGAACCGGAGTTGCCTAAAGTCTCTCTTGAGATTCTAAGTTTTAGTAATGAAATTACTAAAAGGAAGAAAATTAAGATAGAGTCCTTAGCCTGTATGAAAACCATGTTCCTCTTATGGAAGAACAGGGAGCTCATTGGCAACACGCGACTACCATATCTTACGACACAGTTCATCGAGGACCTGTCCAATACTGGTTGGTTGCTAACCAAACAGCGGTGGTTCGGCCCTGGCTGCGATGCCAGGAGCT